CCAACCACCGTGATAACTATAACCAAGTACGGCACAGGCACTACGAACTGCGGAACGAAATTGGGTTGTTGTTGCTGTTTTCATCTTGGGCTCCTTTTTAGTTTCTATACAAGTATTATAGCAAAATGGGAATTATTGGTCAACCGCTTTTGCCCGCACATCTGTGTTGAGAGCAGGTGTATACTTTCGTATTAGTTCACGTTCTAGTGTGTGTGCTTGGGTCTTGCCACGCACAATGTCAACGATCGCAAAGTTCACAGCCGACTCACCAGCGCCACGAATTGCTTCGTACAGGCGCCAACTTTTGTCTTCTGTACGTGAGCGATAAATGTGCTTGTTGATACGTGAGCGCAGGCTCATGGTGATTGTGCGTTGAGTTTTTGCTGTAACACCAATGTAGTACTCCAGTCCAATTTGGATGAAGTAAACAATGTGGGTACGGTCCACTCGTTTTTTGCGTGATTGCTTTTTAAGTTCCATACAAGTATTATAGCAAAAAGGGCATTTTTGGTCAACCAAAAAGTAGTACTACAAAAGTACTACTTTTTTGGGGTTAAAAAGTGTTGTTTTTTGCTCAATACCGTTGTAAACTTGCCACAAAACGCTTGACATCATTATACAGGGCATACATTGTGGCTTCCTTGCTGTCAAAGAAACACAACAAGGGTTTTTTGCCCAGTTTGATATAGTAAGGAGCAGTGAGTTTACGATCCAGTACCAGCAGCACACCGGCTATGGCTTGTATTGCAGTTGGGGTTTCATAATCCCAGTGTGCTAATTTGTATTGTTCAAACGCCTGGAATCCGTCATACGTGAGTCGCCATCCACCATTGGGATTTTGCCACCAGTGTTGCATAGCATCTTCCACAGTCCACAGGTCCGACTGTGCAGTTAGTTTTCGGGTGAGTTCTAGTTTACTTGGCATCGGGGTATACTTGCGCCCCCTGCGTCAAGAGCACCACTGTGAACTTGTCGGTCTTGAATTGTGTGTTTAATTTACGTGCCAGATTTTTGGCATGGCCAGGATTGGAGAAACTAACCTTCTTGTACTTGGGCCCAGGATACTGTGTGAGCATGTTTGACGTTTTCAAGTTGATGGGTTTGGTATCATAAAAAACTGCCCATACTCCTTCTGAGGCCAACACTTGTTCGGTCTTGTAAGTTGCTTTGTCAGTGTGTTCAATCAACACATTTGGTTTGGGTCTTGACATCATTATCTCCGTAGTTTATTTATCACAAAAACTACGTGGTTTTGAAACTGCCACCACTCAATTCTACCGTAACTGCTTCTTCTTTGGCTGTGGGCTTTAGATTACGCATACCTTCCAATGTCAGCAAAAGTTTGGTAATATCCCCGTGTAAGTCTTTGGCATCACGCAATGATATTGTGAGATCACGTTGACCGCGACTTTCTGCAGCCTTGATAGCATCAACAAAGCGATTGATATGTAGGCTCATAGTGCATGGTCTTTCTTTAACAACGTGGCCTGCTTGGCAGTTAGTTTTACAGACAGTGCGATTCGATCACTAGTTTGATTTTTTGTTCCGTGTACAATGTCTACTGGAAACAACAACCATTGCCCCACTGGCAGTTTCTCTACATGAATTTCGTCTAGTGCCTGATGATAACGCCAGTACGACAGCGGTTTCCACCCAGGACGTATTTCCTGACCACGCTCTTGTGACCAATACGTTTCAACATCATTGCCGCCGGCATCTATAACATAATTCAAAGACCATTCAGACTGATAATCCTGATGTGGCCATAGATCGCCTTTGGTGGTTATTGTAACTTGTGGGCAAGGTATATCTTTACTGACATGTTTGGCAAACCATTGATGATGCATCGGGGTCAACTGTTGATGATAAAATTCACCATAACAAATAGTTTTACCATTTATAATTGCAGTTTCTGCAGGCCGAACTCGATTTGTAATAGTATCATCGTAGCCACTTGGGGACGACAAATCAAGATTTAACGCAATTTTTTTGCTTGATTCAAGAAACCATGCTGGCAGTTGAGGTAAGTTTATGCGGGTAACAAACTCATTCATTTCACAAACTGTTCTAGTTCAGGCGGTGTCCAACCCACAGGCTTCAATACCTTGCCATCTTCACGCTTGCGAACCTTGCCAGTTTCTCGATCGATCTTGGCAAAGTTGGTACGCATGACTTCTTTCCATGCGCCTTCGGCATCAGCACCGAGGCTATGGATAGCACCAATGGTCACAACCAAGATGTCAATTAGGGCATCTAGGTCATCCACTTTGGTTTTACTTGCTATCAATTCATTGAATTCTTCACTGATGAGATTGCAATACAATTGGTATTGTGCCTCATTGAACTCGCCCACTGACTGATCGCAGGCTCGCATGAATTTTTCTTGATCTCTAAACGGATTTGACATTTGCTTCTTCTTTGCTAATAAACGGACCTTGATACTCATAACGCTCCAAGGAGATGAGTTTAGGGTGCTGAACAATTTTCCACTTGCGATGCTGACGTACTCGATACCAGCCAGCTGCAAACCAACTCTTGGATTTTGTGTCTCTAGTGAACAAAGGCAATCGACGTTTGACATCCCAAAGAGGATTGTATACCGTGCCTTCCACATCATGCCCATACACTATGTTTTCTGGCACAGGTGTGGCTTTTTCTGGTAGCTCGAATTCAATGTTCACAGCCTCTCGCGCCATTTTGACTGTTTTGTAACTCACAACATTGTCGTGAATTTTTATGATACAGTTACCGTTCTCAGTCACTTCAAGTTCGCCAATCTTGCGATTATTCTTCTTGAGTATCCAATACTGATTCTCTACTACAGGTTTAGCTAATATCATCCAATACTCCTTTGTATGTTTCGTTGAGCCAACGACTGACTTGATCTGCACTGTCGCTGAGTTTGGTCAACTCGTACTTGCCACAAAACCGCATGAAGTGAACTCCAACCTGGCCAACGTCTTTATGACTAATCTGTTCACGGATGCAACCATCCACAGTGGCTTTGACATCTGCAGGTTGAGCGGTGAGGTCAATCAAGGTACAGTTACGTTCGTAATCATCTAGCACACGATGCTCTTGTCCGTTGTGGTCGGTCCAACGCTGCAGCATCAGGTTGTTCCAATTGTATCCGCGCTTGTCTCTGTCTCCAAAGGCCTCACGGAGACCAACTTTATTCTTTGTGCCTTTCTCACGTACTCCAGGATACGCACTGAATACGTTGTCTGAGGTGTCGCCACGCATGCACTTCTCAAATAGCAACCAGGCTGGATCCGGGATCGTTTTTGGCTGTTTAGTTTTCTTATCATTGACACGGTTACCTTTAGCATCGAATATGCCCTCCAGGGTTAGTAGTTCATCTGTGATACCATTGTATTGCGTGACGTTGTCGGCCAACAACTGCACGAAATCAGTGTCTGAGCTCACAATTGTGTGTTCATCTTGGGGGTGTAAAGAGATCCAACGTGCTATGATATCATCTGCTTCGGCAGTGGCACAACGGATCACACTACAATTTGTTTTTGTAGACAAGTATTTAGTCAGTTCATCATAGGTTTCCCAAAACAGTTTATCTTCTTCTGCTTCTGTTTCTGTCATTGCCCCACGTGCCACAGCACGGTTAGCCTTGTAGGGTTTGTAGTGATCTTTGCGCCAGCTTCGACCCTCCAGTGCAAAAACCACATGGTCTGCTTGAAAACGCTTTGCCACTTTGTTTGCAGCCATGATTGTAACATGCAGGGCAAAGCCCAATTTGGTCCATGTGTCACTGGCACGGTGTGCTGAGTGCCGGGCACGGAAAAACATGTTGGCTGTATCAATCAGTAGGTATTTCATTAGTCACAATCAAGTTGTTATCGTAAATATATTGTAACACATGTTCAGCCCAAAAGCAATGGGCACTGTGCCCAAAATGCCAACTATCGGGGTTGACCGTTTTGAATCCGTTGTTTCTTAGCACTGAATCGTAAGTTTGGTCAGGATCGTATGGTGCAATGTAGCATTGACTCCAGTCACGATTTTGGGAGATTTTACCAAAATGACTATTGCCATTAAACATCACATGCTGCACCTGGTTAAGTTTGAGTTCGTTATGGAACTGCCAAATCTCGTCATGTGCTTGTTGTTCAACTTCGTCCCAGTTGATCGTGGACATAAAATTTTTGTAACGTTCGGCAAAAACGTGCGGTACACTATCTATGCCACTGGCGTTGACTTGATACCATGTGCCTTCGTGAAACCATTCTTGTCGTTCCCACGTGGACCATTGCAGTATCACAAAAACATCCTTGAGATCAGTCTGTTCATGTAACCAAGATCTTGTGGTACGAATAACACGGGCATTTGACCCACCAGCCTGTGCGTCAAGG